CAATTAAATATCTTAGATACTTTACAAACTATTTTCTCAGTAAATAATATGGATTTAGAAGTAGAGTTTGTTCAGTTAAAACCTATAACTATCCAATATGATAGCAAAACACTAAGAGAAGTTGTCACACAAGACGAAATTAGGAAGGACATAGGATTACCACCTTTAAAGGAAGATGAAGCAACAGTAGAGCAAGAAGTAAAAATGGCTAAAGTTGGTATGATTGACGGACAACCTGTTTTTAGCACAATAGAAGAAGCTGAAGCTCACGCAAAGACTTTAGGGTGTTCAGGGTATCACGAACACGAATACGAAGGCAGAACGGCTTATATGGCTTGTGAAGGGCATAGTGAAGCAACTGAGCTTTCTAAGTTTATTGAAGAATTTGGAGAGGACATTCCTGAAGATTGGGAAATGATAGACGAAGAAATAGTAGATGGCGAACACCAGGACTTTAATTTTGAAACTGAGCTTAATAATATAGCACAAGAAAAAACAGAATTAGCATCAACAGGAACTGCCAGACCTAATGCAAGAAGCAAACAAGACGGAACTAATAAGTCAGATAATGACTTTTATAAAGTAAGATATGTATATACTAAAGATAATTTTTTAAGTCAAAAGGGAGAAACAAGAGAGTTTTGCAAATTAATGACAAGTGCTTCTAAAATTTATCGTAAGGAAGACATTTTACAAATGAGTAGCAGAGCAGTAAATCCAGGATGGGGACCTAGAGGTGCTAACACTTATTCTATATGGCTTTATAAAGGTGGGGGCAATTGTCATCATTTTTGGTTAAGAAGAATTTACAAGACATCTTTAAGAAATGCAAAAAGCAAAATTAAGCCTAGTGAAGCAATATCTTACACTAAAGCTTTATCAGAAGGTTTTACTGCCGAAAAGAATGATAACTTAGTAGCAAGACCACCAAAGAGAATGAAAAATAACGGATTTTTAGAACCAAGATAATTATGGCATACGTATTATTTATATCAGAACAGAAACTAAAGGAAAGCACAGCAATTAATCTTAATGTTGATAGCGATCTCTTACTTCCATATGTTTTGCAGAGTCAAAAGCTTTATATAGAAACCAAGCTAGGAACAGATTTAAATCAGAAGTTAAAAGATTTGATTACAGCAGGAACAATAGGGAATGTGGCTAATGCAGCATACAAGACTTTATTAGATGATTATATTTCATTCGTTCTTGTAAACTATGCTTTGTATCACGCTATTCCATTTTTAAGATTTAAGATTGAAAACGGAAATATTTACTCCAAAACCTCAGAAACAGGAACTCCTTTAACCACAGAAGAGAGCCAACATTTAAGAGAAGAAATTGTTAATACAGCTCAATATTATACAGAAAGGCTTGTAGAGTATATTTGTAACAATACCTCTAGCTTTCCTGAATATTCAACTAATAGTGGTGCAGATGTAAATCCTGACAAAAATGCTTACTATGCAGGAATGAACCTTGAAAGACCTATGCGACAAGGAACTAAATTAACTTTAAGAGATTTCTTAGATTCTAGTATATAATGAGAAAACACTATAAAACAAAATCAACAAACATAACTAAGCTTAAATCCTACTTGGAAAAAAAGCCTAAATCTAAAAATAATGACAGATCTAAAAGACACAATACAAGTAGGAATAGCTAACGGAAGTGCAATTGGAGTTTCTTTAGTTGAAGCCAATGAGCTTTTAACTTTCGTTTCTCTTATTCTAGCAATATGTTTTACTATTTATAAATTCGTAAAATTTAGAAAATGAAGAAGCGTAAATTAAATAGCACTAATCCTAAGTATAAAAAAGATAAAGACAAAGATGTTAAAATGCGTAAGGAGTTTGTTATGGAAGTTAAAGGGTGTAAAATCTATAAAGCCTACTATCTCTAATCAAAGTCATATAAACCTCTTAATCATAAGAGATGTGTTTACCGAAGAAAGTATTATTGGAGAGCTTTTTGTAAACGGAGAAAGGTTTTGTGACACTTTAGAATTACCTTATAGAGATAATCAAAGAAGTATATCAAGTATTCCTGCTGGAGAATATCCTGTAAGAATGAGATACCCAAGAGAAAGTGCAACTAGAGAATATTTGCACTTATTGGTTCAAGAAGTGCCTAACCGAGATTACATATTATTTCATAGAGGAAACACGGCTAAAGATTCAAGGGGTTGCATCCTAGTAGGACAAGGAAGCCAACAAGACATTGTTCATAATTCAACTTTAGCTATGGATTTACTTATGAAAGAAATTATAAATTTGGGTGGCAACAATATAAAATTAATAATCAAAAATAAATAAATATGAAAAATTACATTATCACACAGCTTTTATCTTCTAAAAAGGTATGGCTTGGTATTTCATCAATCTTAGTTCCTATGATTGCAAGCTATCTAGGAGTTGATGAAGATTCAGTATCAAAAATTTGGTGGAGTTTAATCGCTATGTTAGGCGGACAATCTTTAGCTGATTTTGGAAAATCAAAGAAATAATAGATACAGATTAAAACCACACGAGATAGAGCTTATAAAAGAAAGCAGGGCAAAACACGAAAGGCGTAAACTTATCATTCCTGATTTACACGCACCCTTTGTTGAGCCTGGCTTTTTTGAGCATTGTGTAGCTATCTATAATAAGTGGAATTGCACTTCCGTTCATTTTACAGGGGATTTACTAGACAACTCATTTTCTAGTTTTCACGAAATAACTCCTGATGGCAAAAGTGCAGGGGATGAACTTGCTTTAGCTATTGAGCAGATAAAGCCTTTTTGGGAAGAATGGAATGAAGCAACTGTTTGCATAGGAAACCATGATGCCATCATTTCTAGGAAGCTAGTTGCATCAGGCTTATCACAGGCTTGGCTTAAAGATTTTAATGATGTTTTAGGAACTCCAGGTTGGACATGGAAAGATAAATTTATTGAAGATGGTGTTATGTATATACACGGAACAGGAAGCTCAGGGCGTAATGGTGCGATCAATAGAGCAATAAATTGGAACACTAAAATTTGTCAAGGTCATATACATACGGAAACGAGCATAATATATCACGCAAATCAAGACAACTTATTGTGGTCTATGCAGTTGGGATCAGCATTTAATGCTAATTCTTACGCTGCGAACTATGCAAAGAATTTTACTAAAAAACCCATAATAGCAGTAGGCGTAATTCTTGACAATGGACGCTTGCCTATACTAGAGACAATGCCTTTATAATGAAGATTAGCGACGCAACTAAATTATCTCTATTTTACTTTCTATTGATTGTATTAGTTTTATTGCTTAGTATATAGCTCCCATTAAGCCGTTTTAAGCACTTTCTTTTCTTTTTGATACATATATACTAGGCAGCACTTAAAGTCGCTTATCTAGTAAAAACACTACTAACACTTAAATTGTTAATAACTTTGTAAGCAATTATGTTAATACCATTATAATTTTATATCTTTGCCTTGTCAAACAAAGTTAAATTAAATAAAGCTAAAATGAAATCAAATTACACAATGTTAGAAGCTACAAATGCTTCAGAAGCAATTACCTCAATAGAAAATGTTTTAATTGAGAACCCACTATGGCTAAACAAATGCACAAGCGATTTATTTGCAGTAGTAAAACAATGTTGGAACTTACCAATGACTGTGCAAGAATACAAAGTAGATAAAGCTAATTTTGATAATTCACACGATTATTTAGATGCCTTAGACAAATCAAAACACCAAGTTAGTATGCTTTCAATGTTAAAGTCAGAACAAATAATTAAATTGTTTCAAGAAATCAAAACTGAATACTATAACTTTAAAGATAATACACAATGGAATTACTAGCACAAGACTTTCACTTTTATAATAACGGAGTATATAGAACAATATCTAAACTTTCTCCTGAAGGTTGGTTTACAGACTTAAAGAAAGTAGAACCAAGTATTAGAATCTTTGGAACACAAGAGCAAATTAATGAAGCTCTTGATACTTATATAGAGCTAACAGGAATGAATGTTGATGAATGTTATGACTTTAAGCCTGAGCCTAAAGGCTCTTATTGGTATGAGCATAGAAAAAGAAGATTTGGAGAACAAGAAGCTATTGATCAGAACGAGATAGTAGAAAACAAGTTAAAAGAATATAAAGAACGATATAATAAACTAAGTAATAACAAAGCATTAATAACAACAATATGAAAAAACTAGAAGATTTAAAAAAAGAACTTCCTTATAAGTGGAGAGTTCAATCAACTAAATTTGGAACGACAACTTGTGTGGCATATATAGATGCAAGAGATTGTCAAGACTTACTAGATGAAGTGGTAGGTGCTGGTAATTGGCAAACTATTTACTATGAACAAAATGGTTTATTGTTTTGTAAGGTAGGAATATTTACAGGAACGGAATGGGTTTGGAAGTCAGACACAGGATCAGAAAGTAATGTAGAAAAAGACAAAGGACACGTTTCAGATGCTTTTAAAAGAGCTTGTGTTTCTTGGGGAATAGGAAGGTTTTTATATAGATTACCTATTCAAAGATTAAAAACTAAGCAGCATACAAACGGAAAAGAATATCCTTATTCTCCTGAAAAAGATAAGATTATATTTGATGGAGAAACTTTAACTAAGTATATTAATTGGAAGTTAAGCAATAAATAACATAGATGGTGGAAAGGTTAGATATATACAAATTATTAATTTTGCGGTTATACTTTGTGGTTGTATCAACTCCTTTCCACTTTCTTTTTTAATAATTAAATAATAAATTATGGAAAGTGCAATGCCTAAAAATAGTATCAATACACCCTTAGATCATAGCGAACAGCTAGAGTATTTTAAAAAAGAAAACGCAAGAGTAAGAGAAAACAATTTAAATTTGAAATTGCAAGTTATTGAAGAAAAAGAAAAACTATTAAAAATTTTAGAAATTATAAACAATAAATAAAAATGGAAATAACAGGAAAATTAGTAAAAAAGCTTCAAGCAGAAGCAGGAACAAGTAAAGCAACTGGTAAAACTTGGGAGAAACAAATTTGCTTAGTAGAAACAGATGCTAAATACAATCCTTTAATTGCTATTGAAGCGTTTGGAGTAGATCACGTAAAGCAGATGAACAAATTACAAGTAGGTATGCAAGTCGAAATAAAATGCAATGTTTATTCAGAAGAATGGAACGGAAAGTATTTTAATAAAATAAGAGGTTGGTCATTTACAAATCAAAGCAACGCTGAAAAGAAACAAGATTTTAAGCCAACAGATTTTATAACTTCAGATGATGTTCCGTTTTAAGATGACTGAAGAATTAAATTTTAAAGCATTATGCAGCCTTGCTACAAGAGTAGCGGGGTTGCCTGAAGGCTCACTAGCCTTTAAGAACAGAACTATGAACTTACAAGCAGCTAGAGCTTCAGCTTGTTATATAGCTTTAACAGAAGAAAAAATAAACAGAAATGTTATTGCTAAAATTCTTAATAGAGATAGGACTGTAACTTATCACTATGAACACACTCACAAAAAGAATTTTAAAAAATGTAGTGTTTATAGAGATACTTTTACTAAAATTTACCAAGAATATAAAAACTTAGATGGAGAAAAAGATATATTCGTTAGCAAAAGACATTTGAGAAATTACTTATTAAAGAATAAAGTAGTAGAATCAAAAACACCTGACGTATTGCTAGAGGTAAAAAGTGGCGAAGCTATTTGTATTATAGAAACAACTTACTTTGATTTCTCAAATCAATTAAAAAATATTAGTTTTGCATTGAAGAATTATCACTATACAGTTAAAATTATATAATGGAGAAACCTAGCTACTACTCTTATATTCCTGCTCACGTAAGATATGCAGATATTACGCCTAACGCTAAGTTATTATATGCTGAAATAACTGCTTTACTACAAATGAATGGCGTATGCTTTGCTTCTAATCAATACTTTAGTAAATTGTATAATAAAAACAAAGTAACTATTTCAAGATGGATAAGTGAGTTAAAGCGAAATGGATTTATTAAGATCAGCTTTACATACAAAGAGGGTAGCAAGGAAATTGCTAATAGGTATATACAAATTTGTTATGAGGGTATTAGCAAAAATGATAAAGAGGTATTA